GAATCGCCAAACGTCTTTCCCCTTTGCCGTTCTGTAGTAACGCATTGACGGTTGCAACTCTATCTTTGATAAAGGGATTGCTCTTGAGAGCCATTGAACCGAAGCCGTAACTTTCGAGGATTGCAATGTCTGTCTTTGATGCGTTAATCGTTGAACGTGCTGAACCACTAGCGTCAGGGTAAACTAATATTCTGTTTGAAGGGTAGCGTCTTTTAATTTCTTGTGCCAACGCATCTGTATCTTTTTGTTTAGATATTTCATCAATGATTACCAATTTGTCACCATCTCTTACACCTATAACACTGTTAGTATTCATAACATTAAAATCCACCCCAATTAAAAGAGTTTCCATCTTGATATCAAACGGTATTTTGTTGATGACGTGATGATTACGGTCGAAACGATCATAAACTTGACCGCTGGTTAAATTGACCCATTGTCCCAGAAGATAAGCCTTGATTAACTGCGGTGGATAATTTTCATACAAAGAAGGAATAAACGTATCGGGCAGATATGGATTATCAGCCGTTTTTGCTTGTATCAATCCTGTGTCAGATTTTCTATTTTTTTCAAAAGTTTCAAATGCCCAGCCATGGCCTTCGGGAGTTGTTGTTGCATAAAACTGTTGAACATTTCCAGATCTAAGTCTTGCAAGTGCCATGTTCATAGCACTTTCCGCATCTCGTTTTGGAACAGTATCTGCCTCGTCAAATCCAATTGCACATAAGTTTTGGCCCCGTAATCTTTGATAAGTAAGCATGGTTCTTAATAAGATTGTATGAGTGCCTTCTTTAAACTCTAAAGTGAAAGATGGTAAAGGAGATGCTCTATAAGAAAAAGGAATCTGCCATTGGTCTAACAGTTCATTCATTGTTCTCACAAGAATATCAACTAACATACTATGAGTTGGCTCAAAAAGTGCTGATACATGACCAATATTCATTGCTGCAAGGATTGTTGCTTTTGCAACTAAACCGACTGTTTTCCCAGCACCGAATCCACAGACAAGAGCCAGTTTTCTATGGTCAAGGTCATCACAAAACTTTGATTGATGCGGAAGTAAATCTTGATTAATACGTTCTATCGCCTCACTTGCTGTCGGTAAATCATAAGCACCGATTTGATATAAAACTTTTCCAGGTTGAACTGTATCTAAAATGCTCACGAAATAATCTGTGCAAGTTTAGCTGCTGTATTAATCGCACCAAGAGCAATATGCAGATGACCTTTTTCTCTTGCTTCCATCTGAAGCGTTGCAGCCTGCGCTAAAAGATTCGCCACCATTTCAGGTCTTTCCAAATCCCAATCAGCTTTCATTTCTGCTCTTACAATTTCAAGATATTTGTCTACAGATTTATAACCTACCCCCCATTTTTTAGAGGCATATTCTATGCAGTCGGATCTACGACCACCTTTGGCAATAATCTTGCCAAGTTCTCGTGACCTGATCAGTGTTTCTATTTTTGTGCCTTTTTTAGCCATTACATAGATGTTACACGGAAAAGCGAGAATATGAATATTTGTGTAATTTGAGACTCATTTGAGACTGCAAGGTGTTCCCACGTTCTCAGGTGTTCCCAGAAATGCTACAAACTTACCTAACCCTATATTTCCCTATATATTACCTATTATTATATTTATATATAAAACATAGAGAACATAGAGAACATATATATATAAGATAGTGATAGCAAGGATTTTAGCCGTTCCCAGTAGTGAGAACAGGGGTGAGAACAGGTGAGAACCAAACCCATTTAGGTGTTCCCGCCACACGTTTTCTTTTACGTTCATAATGTAAGGATTTGAGAATAGATGAGACAGTCATTGTGTCAGATTTTGTCTGTCTTTCAATTGGTTTCTCTATTGCTTCGGCAAGCAGAAGTTCAATTGTTATGTCCTTCATTGCATTAGCTGGATCGTTAAGGTAGTTGGTTATTACAGAAAGCCACGGCGAATCGACCATATAAGAAAGGTTTTCTTTTTCAATCTGGTTTTCCTGTTCATAGGAGAGATAATGCGGTTCATTATTTTTGAAGGCATGAACGGCAGCCGACCACAGCTGGTCTCTCTCAAGCTGTAGGGAGTCGAGGTCAATTGATTTTGAAGTACAGGGACAAATCATAAATCTTCTGTTACCTGTGTCATCTATTAATAATCCAGATTCTTTATTAGTTGATCCAACTATTATTCCTCTTCTTGGCCATTCTTCAACTGCTTTACCGTACGGAACTCTGAGTAGATCAGTTGATCTTGATAGAAAGGCTTTTATTGTTCCAGCGTGTTTTCTGGATGTTACTCCATCAATTTCTGACCATTCCATTCCCCATGAACGATGTAGGACAAGAAGATCATCCTTTGAAGAAATATCACCGAGGGCATCTGAGAAGAAAGGCCCGAATAATGTCTGCCAGAATGATGATTTCTTTATACCTTGTGAACCTTGAAGGACAGTTGCTGTGTCATGTTTGCAACCTGGAATATAAACTCTCCTTACTGCATTTATAAGAGTAAGTTTTAGCATCACATCATATATTGTCGGTTCTTTCAGTTTTTGATCCTGTGGCCTTAAATATGTTGAAGCCAATCTTTCAATACCATAAAGTTCTGGTTCTATCTCGTTGTAGCAATGATCTAGATATAGCTTTACAGGATCATATTCATTCTCATGAGCCACCTTGAGAAGGCAATCAATTGCCATTTCTTTCGGTACTTTATAACCAAGCTCTGCGAGTGTCAGGTAAAAAAGTTCAATATTTTTAATTATTTTGCCATCCATTTCTATTGAATGAGAAAAGGTATTGAATCTTATTTCCTGTTTTAGATTGCGTAGAAAATTTATAAGTTCCTGTGATGTAAGCTGTTCTAATTTACGAGGAACTGGAGTTGGCTCTTCTGCTGGTTTTATTGAAGTAGGGAAGGATCGTGGTGGTGGAGTCCAACCATCTTCTGAAGCAAACTTTTGGAGAGTACCAATAGAGACTCCTGACGATTTAAAAGAATCCCATTTAAGTTGACATTCTCCTCCTTTATATTTGGCATTTTTTTCAGATAACGCTTCCCAATCATGAAATAAAGAATGATCTCCAACAGAATGAACAGCCATACCAATTTTGATCCAATCATCATAATCATCCAGCCGATTAGGATTTATTGCTTGTAAAAGTGAACGTACTTTATCGGAATCTGAATTAAGAGTTTGAACTTGAGGAGTTTTTTTCTTTTGCTCCATCATCTTTTCAATTATGGCAAAGGGAGCTTCTGCAATTTCAAGATCTTTTGGTGAACGATTTTCCATCCATCTATAACCGTCAGTTTTTGGATGTTTACCAGATACTATTGATTGCGTACCATTCCACCGCAACTCGATCTGCTCAACAGAACCATCCTCATCTTTTACCCCTGTCTGAAATTTGCGTGTCTTTATCTTTGACCAATACTTTTCTGGAACTTGGTAGATTATTTGAAATCTACCGACACGACCTGATGTGACCATCCATGATGGAGGTAATGATGAAAGAGAAAAACCCCATTCACCTAATATTTTTGCAGCTGATGGCCCATCATGATCTAGAAAAAGCAAACCACCTGAAGGAGTTCCACAGCATACACCAATACCAGTAGATTTTTTGGAGGATATTTCTTTGAACAGTTGTGAGCGTGTAAGTGGATTATTCTGCCAATCGTTTTGATAAGGTCTTTTATTTTGAACGGCAACAAAACCCCAGTGCTTGGGAAGGCCAAGCAGTTCTTCTTTTATATCCATTGTTATGCAGCCTGCTCCATTCTTTCAGAAACTATAAGTCTGAGTAAACAGGATCTCGATTCAGACCCCTTGTTATCATCAAGCCATTTTATCTGACCCTGCGAGAGTTGAATATTAATTGTTTTTAATGTTTGCTCTTGTTCCATATCTAGGGTTGTTTATGTGTAACTATAGGGTAAGATACCACCATATACAGTATGGTCAATGGTTAAATTAAGAGAATATCAAAAAGCAGCAAGCAGAAAGTTAACCAGACTTTGTCAGATCAAGAAATGTGCATATTTAAGTGGTGAGTGCAGAACAGGTAAAACACTTGTTGCATTATCTGTTGTCAGGAATATGGCGCTTGAGAAGGTGTTGGTGATTACCAAGAAAAAGGCAATCCCAAGCATAAAAAGTGATATTGAAAAGATGAATCTTGAAAGGGTAGTATCCATAACTAACTTTGAACAGTTAAAAAATTTTAAGGGAACAAGTTGGAATATGATTATTGTTGATGAGGCTCACAGTGTGGGTGCATTTCCAAAACCATCTCAACGATATCAGAATATCCTGCAGCTTAGATATAACAGCATCATTCTGATGAGTGGAACACCTAGCCCCGAAAGCTTTAGCCAGCTTTATCACCAATGGTCATTGACACCTTTTCTTTGGAGTAAATATCAGAACTTTTACAGGTGGGCTAGTGACTATGTTGATGTAAAGGAGAAAAGAGTTGGAACTGGTATTGTCATAAAAGATTATTCAGATGCCAAGCAAAGCAGAATATTAAAGGATATTGAACCTTATACGGTACAGATGACCCAGAAGGAAGCTGGTTTCACTCAGGAAGTTGAGGAGGAGGTGCATCTTGTGAAGATGTCCAAAAGAACATACAGGTTAGCTTTGAGGATTATAAAAAACGGTGTCATTGGTAGACCTGGAGGAAGGTCAGTTGTTGCTGATACTGGTGCAAAGGTAATGAGTAAATTGAGGCAGATTTATAATGGCCATGTGATTACTGAGAATCATGGTGCTGTTGTTTTTGACAAAAGCAAAATTGAATATA